TTACTAAAAAACGGCGCAGTTGTGGCGCAGTTTGAGGTGCGGAACTCAATCAACTTACTGACAGTCAACACTTGTGACCCCGGCGGGACTCAAACCCACGAGTGTGTAATTTGGTATAAATTTTCGCAACTCACTATCTTGCAGCGATTTGTAGTAAAAAATCTGGAATTATCGAACTTTCAAGGGCGCGATTTTGACGCATTTTTTTTGAAAAAAAAAGCGTTTTTTGCGCCAATTTTTTAACATTTTTGGCGCCGTCTGGCGCCGGCAAAAATAAACTTCCTCCCGAGGTAAATTTATTTACCTCGGGAGGAAAGTTAAATTAGAGACTGTTGGCGCTTGCCGCCAGGATGACCTCTCCGATGATTTCAAGGGCTATCATCACGATGGTGATGATGCCTATAACCTTAAGCCATTTCGTCCTTTTTTCCCAGTCCTCCTCGATACGAAAAAGATTGCACTCATGTGTACCTTCGCCCATTATTTTCGCGAAAACAATTAGCGCATCCGACTTTTCGCCCACGCAGTTGCTAATCGATGAGGTAAAAGTAATTCCCTTTTCAGCACCAAATTCAAGCAGCTTCAAAAATTCTTTTTTGTCAACGATAACTTCGTCCGAATAGACTACTTTGCTCTGCTCATCAGTCAGCGAGACGCGGTTTACCAAATCACCTTTCTTGGCCCAGTAAGCCTGATCTTGTACTTTTTTTACTTCGATTTTCATAGTTTAAGTATTTGTTAATTAAATTTATATTTACTCTCTCCGTGATATGAAGAGAGTTGAATATTACAGTTATATCAATATAAAGGTAAAGAGGAGGCTGCATTTGCAACACTCCTTGCCGCGGAACAACTTATAATTAATTCGCTGATAATGGCAAGTGCAATCATCACTAATGTGATAATTCCCATTACTTTCAACCATTTTAGATTTTTGCTCTGCTTTTCGCTTTCTTCCTCGATTTTTAGCAAGTCAAAATCATGAAGCCCCTCACCTTTTATCGTTGCGAAAAGCATCATGGCGTCAATTTTATGATTGACGTAATAATCGACGTCGCACGAAAGTTCAATTCCATTTTCTTGTCCAAGCTCGATAAGATCGTACAATTTTTTCCTGTCGATGACAACAGCCGGAGAATTGATTATTTTTTTTTGTTCATCGCTCAAATCGACTTTAGCGTACAAGGTTCCTGGCTTTGCGTACTCATCGTGTCGCTCTGCCATTTTTACTTCAATTTTCATAACTTAAATTTTAGTTGTTAATATATGATTTATTGATGATGCAATTATAATATCGCCAATAATTGTCAGCAGTATCGTAATTACAATTATTATTCCGATTACTTTTAGCCAATGCTGCAATCGTTCCCATTGCTCCGATATTCGAAATAAACTGCATTCGTGTATTCCTTCACCACACACAGCCGAGAAAAGTGATAGAGCAGTAGGCTTATCGTTAGCAACCAAATTCAAATCGTATTTCACCCCCATCGCATCCGCCTTTGCAATAAGTAATTCCAATTCTCCGGCATCAATTGCAACAGACCGACTCTCAATGATAGATCTCTGGGCTTCAGTTAATACGGCTCTCGGCATCATTTTTTTGTCAACGAAACCATCCGACTGCATGATTTTTACTTCGATATTTAATTTCATAATATATTGTTAATTAATTATTTATATTGCTTTCTTATTTCCGCTGCGACAGGAAGAGACTCGACAGCATTCTTAAGTTCACGTATCTGCTCTTTTAGTGTGTTAATATAATCTTTTTGCATATCAACCTCTTTTGTCAAAGTTTCAATGTGACATTTCAAATCGGATATTCTTTCATTTTTTTCCGAATTTGAGCTATTATTATCATTTTTTGCCAACATTTCACCTTCTCCGGTTATAAGCCACAGAGCAGATATTTCATTGTATTCGCGCAGAATTTTGTTCAAAATATCCGAATTGAATGCCGAATTAAGGTTTGATACTCCCAGATTTGACGGATTGACATCAATTTTTTCGCAAAATTCTTTTCTTGTAATTCCGCGAAAATCAATGTACTGCAAAATTCTTGCCTTAGTTGGATTAAAATTCTGTTCCATTTTAACACACAAATTAAAATTTTATTCTATCTTTGCAATCGCAACAATGTAATAAATCATTGCAAAATTACCAATTTAATATGAATTGGCAAATAGAAAAAAGTATAAATCGAACTTTCATGTTGCAATCCCGCTGAGAAGCGGATGCGAGGCCGATATCCGGTGATGTTCGAGGGGATCGTCTCCCCTCATCGGCCCTAAAAAAAGTAAAAAAATGAATAAAAAGACATTTGTGAAAGTAGTTAGCAAGCGTATCGGACTGGATAGAGAGCTTTGCAATACCATATTAAATGAGATGATTGACGAGATTAAATCCGCCGTCATTCGCAAGGAGGTGACAACCATCGATGACTTTACCTTCTTTGCCAAGCGCATCCTTCCTGGCTGGTCCAATGCCTTCAAGGGCGGACAGCTCACAGGCCGCTTTTACCGCGAGGAATTTTACAGCCCAAAAGCCAAATTTTCAAGGCGTTTTCAAAAAAAAATTAATGATAAAACTTAATACACCTTTTTTTCTGCATATCGCGCGGGGATAACTCCCCGGCCAAGAGCCGACGCTGACCTATAGGTCGCGGGATCGTCACCCGCCTTGGCCCAAAAATATAAAAAACCATGGATATAATTGTAGCAGGCTTTCGTAAAGGCCTCATGCAGCTTCAGCGCTGCCAAGATTTTGCCGCCAGGTGCGAATTGAAAAAAGCCCTAGGCGTGACAACCGACACATCATTGTGGCGCTATTCCTCCGGTGACCGTCTCCTATCCGGCGAACGCCGGGCTTCCGTTGAAAAAGTCTTTGACGCGTACGGCATCACCGACTGGGCGGATGACGAGCAATATATTGATAATTAACTAAAATAAGCGCGATATGAAACAAAATGTTGATTTAACAGATCGCGAAACCCGCATCGCCGAGCTGTTGGCGTGGGGCGCCGCAAAAAAAGAGATTGCAGATAAACTGCATGTGAGCGAAGGCACCGTCCGAAAGGACAGCGAACACATTTTTCGCAAAATCGAAATTCAAAAAGTCACAGAGCTTTGCCTCTGGTGGTTTTGCGAAAAATGCGGCATGAACTGGAGTCTGGACCCGCTAAAGCGCTTTGCCGCAATAGCGCTCCTGCTCGTGGTGGTCGGCCATGATATAACCGACGGCTGCTCTTTTCAGCGCGCCCGTATGGGCCGCCGGGGTAAAGAAGACACCATTGAGCTTATTGACATGGATAATTTACCAACTTTTTGAAAATCAACAAGGACCATAGTTGAACTGAAAATGGACCATAGTCGAACTGAATTAGAACTGAAACATATATATATATGGATAAATATAGACTTTTAGAAACGTGTTGGGATCTGCATCTCCGCGACCTGCAGCGTAACGCCGACCTGGCGAAACGACGTCACATCGTCGCCGATGGTACCACCATCGACCAAGAAGCCGAAATCGTCATAAAGCAGCTAAATCTCAACGGTCCGACCGTCAATAAGTCGCTCAACAGGGTGATTGCTTACGCAATGGCAATTGGAGCTCTTCATGAAGCCGGCGCGACAAAAATTATGATTGAAAAAATAAAAAAATATGAAAATGAATAAGTTACACTTAATCGTAAGAATGATTTTTGCGGCGCTGACACTATTTTGCGCCGCCGTAACACTCACTGGAAGGATAGATTATATCCTTATTACGGCAATGGCCGCCACAGCCTGGTGGGCATCCGAAAAATCTAGAGCAGAAAGGAGCAAAAAATGAAGTGCGTATATATCAGCGGCCCAATAACGGGGCACCCCTGGGATGAAGTAGTGAAATTATTTCATCTTGCCGCATGCGTAATCTCTAAATGCGACCTTATCCCGATGAACCCCATCGAGTTGAACATCGACGAAAAAGACTATACGGTTGCATTGGCAAGAGACATCGAAATGCTTGCCGGCTGCCAGGCGGTGCTGCTCCTCCCTCGCCACAACGAGAGCAAAGGTTGTGCGGCAGAAAAGGCTTTCGCCGAAGCCTGCGGAATAAAAATAATCGACACGGAAAGATGCGCCAATTGGCACGAAGAATTAAAAAAATTATGAAAAACGCCTATAAATTCAATCTTTCCGACGACATGCACATAGCAGATGCGGACCGTCACGGCTTAAAAATCGAGCAAATCACGCGCGACATAGTCTCCGCGCGTGGTCGGGACTGCCTACTCACAGAGAGCGAGGTAGAGGAACGCCGCCGCTATCTCATCGAGCACCCGCTGCAGCCGACTACCGTCTTGTGGGCGCCGCTTCCCTCGCAGCGGCCCGCCATCTTGAACTACATTCTTGGTCACAATGCTCTATAAATCAAACAGAAAAGTTATGGAGCGGGCGGTTCGCCTCGCCTGTCGCCGGTGGCTTCGGCACGGCGACATAGCAGCTGTCGCCTCAGCGCTTTCTGTCAGCGCGAGCCTGGTCGGTCGAGTCCTTTCCGGTGAGCGCAACAACCCCCGCATCATGGCGGAGCTGGTGCGCCGGGCCAACAGCAGGAGGGCGGAGAAAGAGCGCATGGACCGCGTAACTAACAAATTATTAAAAGATTATGAAAAAGAAACATGAACAATATAAATGGTTTTCATCCCGCCTGGCGGCGGAAGAATTTACCCACGAGGTGCGCGGGGCGAAAATTAGGGTAAGTCGGTGGTACTCACACACCTCCGGCTGGCAGGAGCAATATGCAGTAATTTGGCGTGGCTATGAAAAATTGTAAACGGCCCGTCACTTCGGCAACGGGCGACCGCATCTGCGGCAGATGCGCCCATTGCTACGACTATCACGAGCTTACCGCCTATGAGCCGCGTGTCCCCTTTATGGGGCGCTGCCCATTCATCAAAAATCGTTCTGTTTTTTTGAAACAAAATTGCGAAAACGCGAAATTCGCAGAAAAAAAGTAATGTAAAATGTTTACTGACAATGATATAGAATATATTGTCCGCAACAGCGACTTTGTCGCGATTGCGACATCCGACGGCATTTCACTCAAGCGCAATGGCAAGCGCTGGCTCGGCCTTTGTCCTTTTCACGACGAGAAAACGCCGTCGTTCAATATATTTTCCGACACAAACACCTATAAATGCTTTGGTTGCGGAGTGCATGGCGATGTTATAAGCTACATGCAAAAAAAGCACAACATGGACTTTTCCGAGGCAGTCCGTTGGCTGGCCGAAAGGCTCAACTATGAGTTGGAAGAGACAAAGTTGGCTCCGGAGGTCGCGGAAAAAGAAAAAGAACATCGCACCATGCGGCAGCAGCTTCTGGAACTGAACCGGGCAGCCGCCGATTTTTTTGCCGAAAGTCTTGAAAAAGCCGAAAATAAAGAGGTCGCGCGAGCTATGGACTACGCGACGCGGAGATGGGACCTCGACACAATAGCTCATTTTCGCATCGGATATGCGCCCAACGACTGGATTTCATTGCGCCAATATTTAACAAGCAAAGGTGCCACTTCCGACCTGTTGAGCCACAGCACTTTATTTCAAAAGAGCGACAAAAGCGATGCCCCGGTTCCGGCTTTCAAAGGCCGCCTCATGTTTCCAATCGAAGACCACCTGGGCCGAATCGTCGGCTTCACAGGTCGCGCAATTCCAGGTATTAATCCCGATTTTCAAACTCCGAAATACAAAAATACAGCCGAGGACGATGATTTTCATCTGTACCAAAAAGGAAAGGTACTTTATGGCCTATCCGAGGCGGCAGGAGCCATACAGGCCAAAGACGAGGTTATCATAGTAGAGGGCAATCCAGATGTTGTTCGCATGCACTCCATCGGCGTCGAAAACGTTGTCGCAGCCTGCGGGACGGCGCTAACCGCTGACCAAATGCGGCTTATCGCTAGATATACGCGAAACATTTGCCTAATGTATGACGGTGACGAAGCCGGCATAGAGCACCTTGAAAAAAACGGCAAAGACGTCATCTCCAACGAACTGAATTGCAATATTATAGAGATTGGCTGGCGCCGCATCGCGCGCAAAGACAAGGACGGCGCGCCCGTCCTGGACGAAAACGGACACCAGGCGGTGGAGCTGGTGAAACAAGACCCCGACACGGCGTTTTCTTCCAAAGAAGATTTTGAAAAAATATACAACGAAAAGCACATCGATTATCCGACTTACATTACCCTCAAGTACCGCGCAGAGTGCGAGGTCAGTCCCATCCGCAAGGCGGAGGTGATGCAGCAGGTGGCAGAGTCTTTGGCCTATATGGATGAAGCAAAGCAAAATATCTATATAGAGGGACTTTCCAAGTTAATGAAGCCAAAAGCGGCATGGAATGGCGCGCTGAAGACAGCGCTGAATGAAAAACGAAAGGACAAACAGCCTGCAGTTGCAGCGGATAATCAGCAGGAGGAGGATGATCTCCAAGAGAATGGAAGGACTGAAGAAGAAAATATCTGTGTCCGAAAATACGGCTTCTTCATAAGAAGAGGCAGCTACTGGGTGGCGAATGGTGAGGGCCAGGTGGGCCACGAAATCAGCAATTTCACAATGAAACCATTGTTCCACTTAAAATTTTCACGTGGCAGAAAGTACGGGAAGCGCCTTTTTGAGATAACAAATAAATTTGGCTACTCCTCTTTTGTCGAGCTGAAGCAGGAAGAGATGAGCAGCCTGGTCTCTTTTTGCACCTCCGTCGAAAATCTTGGAAACTACATCTTTTACGGCGGACAGAGCGATATGAATAAGGTCAAAAACTACCTATATGGAGAGGTGCGCGAATGCGAAGAAATTGAGCAGATGGGGTGGAAAAAATCCGACGCCGACAACGGAGACGGATTTTTCGCCTGGGCAAACGGAATCACGACAGAGGATGGCTTTACTAAATACGACGAGATGGGTATGGCCAAATACAAGTCAAAATGGTACTATATGCCTGCACTTTCGGCTTTTTACAAAGAAGACCCCGAGGTCTATGTGCAAGAACGAAAGATGCAGTACATGCCCACTTCGGCAAGCATGTACACCCTTGCGGAAAAAATGCAGGTGGTGTATGGCGATAACGCTATCCCCGGCCTCTGCTTTTATCTCGCAACTTGCTTCAAGGATATAGTGATTTCAAGCCCGCGCAGGCTTCGCCTGCCAATTCTCAATATTTTTGGTCCCAAAGGCACCGGAAAATCCACAATGGCTGTTACGCTGCTGCAGTTGTTTGGCAACTTCAAAGAGGGGCCATCGATGGGTAACTCGACAATTCCCGCCCTTGGCGAGCACGTGAGTATGTGGAACAATGCGCTTTGCCATATTGATGAGTACAAAAATGACGATAAAAGTAAGGACAAAGTCGAATTTTTGAAAAATCTCTGGGACAACAGCGGGCGCGTTAAAATGGATATAGACAAAGGGCAAAAAGTAGAGACGCGCGTCTCTTGCGGCGTCATATTGACGGGACAGGAGATGACGACCTTAGACAGCGCCCTTTTTTCTCGCGTCCTTTTTCTTTCCTGCAGCAAGACCACCTTTGACGATTCCGCCAAAGAGGCTTTTCGTGATTTGCAGGCTTACCAGACGGCGGGGCTCACCGTCATCACCGGAGAGGTGATGCGCCTGCGAAAAATCGTCAAGGAGCATTACGAAGAGAATTACACATCTGCGCTCCAGGAGCTCAAGGCCGCCTGCGGCGGGAAACCGCTGCAGGACAGAATACTGCAGAACTGGTTGGTTCCGCTGGCAATGCTTCGTACATTGCGCGACCACATCCAGCTTCCTTTCGCCTACAACGATGCGCTGCGCGTCTTTGCCGTCGGAGTACAAAATCAAAACAGCAAAGTCAAAGATACACAAGAGGTTGCAGAGTTCTGGAGAACCATCAACGCCATGATAGCCAACAACGAGCTGAGTGAGGACGTGGACTATAAAATCGAGATGGTACGCAAGCCGGAAGGTCAAAAGATTGGCACACATCTCGTTGCTTATGGCACCGAGGTCTTTTATCTCAACCCGGCACGCTGGTTTGAGCTGTATAAGCAGCATGTAAACAGGAGCAAAGATGGCACCACCCACGTGGTGGCGGCAGACACACTGCGAGATTACTTGGTTACAAGCGAAACCAAGGAATATATAGACGTTCACATGAAGTGGTTTGATTCGACCGTGAAGAACCTTGAAAACCCGGGAGACGCCACTTTGCGAACCAACATTACGTTAAATGATCCGACCAGCGGCGTGACTGCCAAACGCGGAAACAGCCAGCGTGCGCTCTGTTTTGATTATGGAAAAATTGCAACAAACTACGACGTAAACTTTAAGCATGCCTATTTTGTTGATGATAACAATATTGATGAAAATGCGTAATATGAGCGATTTTTGGATGAAAACAAAATCCATAAGGAGGCAAATCGGCGAACTCTGCGTCGAGGCTTTACTTACATTGTTGATTTTAATTATGTTAGCTTTATGACACCAAAAAAAACGACAATAGACCTATGGTTGGAGCCTGCCGTCTGGAAGTGGCTCAAGAGCCGCTTCAGCTACGACGGGCGTGCCTACGACTTGGGCACGACAGACATCTATAAGGAGATTGTGCGGCGGCTCTCCCGCCGGCACCACCTCCCGCCTGTCCGCATCACAACGGAGGGTTGCGAGTGCAACCGAATATACGTGAGTATGCGCGAGATATATCGTCGCGGACAGTATCTAAACATAATAGATCACGGCGAACTGTCATTGATTTTTCGGGAGCAGATGACGCGCGAAATCTGTCAGTACGTGGCGATGGCTCACATTTTCGCCGGCGCCTCACGCGCCTCGGCGATGGAGCAAAAATTGGCGGCGCTCGACCTCACGGAAGAGGATATCAAGCTCGAGACGTTGCGAAAGTTGTACGCGCGCAATTATGACGCATTTGAGGAGCAATTAATATTTGATTATCAATATTTTAACACGTCTAAAAACGCACAAAAAACGACAAAAATCGGTTGACACAAATTTACCGACGGCGTTTTTTGGCTCAAATTTCAGCAAAATTTCACCGACAAAAATTGAAAAACATTTTTATAACTTGAATATCAATATATTATGACAAAAGAAGAAATCGTTGAACTTTTTGGAGAACTCAAAAACAGCACTGGGGGATATTCCTTCAGTTGGAACAAATGCTACAACAATAACCGAATGACATCCGATAATAAAGGCGCACTCGTCAGCGCGGTGTATCACGCTCTCGCCGACAGCGGTATGATACGCCGCGTTCCTCGCGACAGGGAACGTATGCGAGATAAATCGCTGCGAATAGATTAATTTTCATTTTTTTATTTTTTGGTGCTCCTGCCTCTCGGTGGGGGCATTTTTTGTTTCACACCATCGCGCGCGCACGCGCGCGTACAATATAAATAGCCGCAGAACCACCATCCACAAGTCTATTTTTGTGCTATTTTTGCATGAAAATCAATGAGATGAGAGATTTCAAGATAAAAGATGCGGCCGAGGAGGCCGTCATCGAGATATATGGCGACATCGGCAGAGACTGGTGGACCAACGAAGGCATTACCCTCAAGAGTATTGCCGCGAAAATCAGTGCCATCAAGGCGCCTTCAATAAGGCTTAAAATCAATAGCTTGGGAGGTGACGTCAATGATGCTTTCGCCATCCTGGACCTGCTCCGCGCATCCGGTAAGGCAATAACTAGCGAGATGACTGGCCTATGCGCTTCGGCAGCTACTATCATAGCGATGGCAGGGACTACCCGCACCATGAACGACCACTCCCTCTTTTTAATCCACCGCTCTAGCACGGCAGTTTATGGCAACCTAAACGAAATGCAGGCCGGGACGGACGAGTTGAAAAAAATCGATGATGCAATTATCAACGTATATACTTGTGTCACAAAGAGAAAGAGGGAAGACATCGAAAAATTGATGGACGAAAATAATGGAAACGGCAAGTGGATAGCGGCGGATGAGGCGCTGGAATACGGATTTATCACCGAAATCGTGAAGCTGCCACAAACCGGAAACAGCATGAGTGCCGATGCAGATGCCATCATTAAATCTATCACTTTTCACGCCGTTCCGCAGGCGGCCGTCTCGCCCCTGGAACGCCTGGTGAGCAACGTGGCGGAAAAATTTACAAAGAAACCTAAAAACCAACAAGTTATGGATAAATACAATATCAAAGACTTTGTCTTTTTGGCCGCTGCTCTCGGCATCGCAGAGTTGGAGCAGACAGACAAAGGGGTGACCATCACCACCGACCAACTGAAAGCCATCAATGACTCGATGCAAAAGGCCGACGAAGCGGCCAAGTCAGCAACGGCAAAAAATGACGAAAACGCCAAGAAACTCGCAGAGAACGCAAAAGCTATCGATGACTCAGCTAAGTCCATTAAGGACCTGCAGGAGAAAATCGAGCAGCTTTCGGCTCCGAAGCCCAATGTGAACGGCACCGACGCTCACGTCCGCACATATGCGGATGAGATGCGTGAGAACCCCCTGTACAAGGAGGCCGCCGAGTTGACTGGTAAAACACTGTAAGTTAACCAATTAAAACAATAATTATGGCAAATTTTGACATTTCGGACATAATCGCCGAATATGGCAGCTACTACCTTAATAACGGCCAAAATCTCCGTAGATTGAAGGCCGCCATGACGACGCTGCCCAGCACCCTTGCAATTCCCGGGGTGCAGAACATAATGACTGAAGAGACTGTTTATCAAATGGCTAATCCCATCATGAGCAGCGTTCTTCAGTCGTTCCAGTTAAAGTTCACGGACAAGGGCGCTGCGAAATTCCACGCAAATGAAATTCGCCTCCGTCACGTGAAAATCGACAACGCCTTTTATCCGCATGAAATCGAAGCCTCGTGGCTTGGCTTTTTGAAGGGAAACAGCTCTGCCAATTTGCAAGATTGGCCGATTGTCCGCTACATTCTGGAGCAGCTCATTCTTTCCAAAGCTGCCGAAGAAAAGGAGCTTTCAGCAGTTTACAACGGAATCTATGCAGCCCCGACGGATGGCACCGCAAGTGAAGCAACGACTATTTTCGACGGCCTCCACAAAGCCTGCCAAAATGCGGCTGCCGATACCGATTACCCCTGCATCACCGTCACCACAGGCGACCTGGCAGAGGCAAGCATCGTTGACCAAATGGAAGCCATCGTCGATGCCGTCAACAATGCAGGTTACGCCAACCTTAAATTTTACGCCTTTGTGGCCCCCGAAATGGAGACCGCTTATCTCCGCAAGGTACGCGACCTGGGCAGCTATACCATCAGCACCGACAAGCAGGTCGAGAATCGCATCGACTTTAGTAACGTGGTCATCAAAGGTGTACCTTCAATGACCGGAACAAAGCACTGCTTTGCAACAACCGGCGACAACATCGTCCATTTGACAACTCGGGATATGAGCAAGTCGAACTGCGACATCCAAAAAGCCGATAGACAAGTCAAAGTGCTGATGGATTGGTGGGAAGGATTGGGATTTGGCTGCAACCAGATGGTTATCGCCACTGACAAGACCGTTGCAACTGCTTAAAAATTAACAAGAAAGGAGTAAATCATGCCTACAACTTGCGCTTTCACACCCGAAAATCTGGCAGCAGCCGGCTACTGCCAAAACAACATGAGCGGCGTCAAGCGCCTTTATACCTGCCCGTTGGCAGATATAACGGCGCAAAACATCGCCAAGGCGGCCACCTTCAGCGGCCCCGAAGATTTTGTCAAACTTGTAACACCGACGGCCGAAAAAGCCTATACTTGTGGTACAGGTAAGGGTTTTGCTAAAATTTACGTCGGCGAAGACCTTGGCCAGCTGGACTATGAGGTCCAGGGAACCAAAGGTTGCCGTTCGCTGAAAGCGAAACTCAACATCACCCATCCCGGCTTGTCTCGCAAAGCCATAGGTACGCTCACGGCGCTTCTCAACGTCGAAATCGTTGCCGTTGCAGAACTTAACAACGGAGAGTACCATTTCTTAGGCGACCTGGAGCGCGGCGCCACCATCGCCGACGACAGTGCCGTAAACAGCGGTAAGGCTGTTGCAGACCCAAACGGAGTGGTCTTTTCAATCGAATGGAACACCCTTGCTCCCTGCATCGCCGACGATGCTTTTTCAGCTGAGGACGCCACCACCGGCCTGCCGCTCATCGCTACAACCTAGTATCTTTTTCCACTTTTTTTCGAGCCTCGGAGCAATCCGGGGCTTTTTTTGTGTCATTATATTAAGAACTATTATATTCGACAATTTCGATTAATACATATAATAGAATAATATCAAAGATTTATTTGCGATTTAATCCAAAAATGGCAAAAAAAAATATCAAAATGCGATTAAGGGGGGTATATGTTTTCGTGTAAGGAATGTAAGAATGTGTAAGACGGCATCATATCTATTGTATTTCAATATATTACACTTTTATCTTCTTTGTAAGAAAGTGTAAGAACGTGTAAGAATGTGTAAGAATTGACCTTTTTTCGCCAAATCCTTACAAATTTCTTACAGCTTGTAAGAAATTTTTGCCCTTTCTTACAAGTTAACTACTTGTATATCAACATTATTACAAACATTACAGACCTTACACGAAAAACCATATCCCCCTTGAAAAATCCACTTTTTTTATTTTTTTTTGCCCAAAAAACGGAACTTGACAACAACTTCCCGATAAAATTCGTAACTACTTGATATCTTTGCACTATGATACAAGATATAGAAAATTATTTCAACGACGAAAATCGCACTTATGAGCAAGGAATAACTCTTCTCGATAAGTACGGCCACAACCCTCACCTGGTGAGAGTGTACCGATGCCGTTCTGCAGCCTTCCAGCAGCACAATCTCGAGACGGACCTTGCAAAGTTGAATGATGCGCCTGTCCGTCCGCCAATTGCGGCTCGCAAGTTGGAAGATCCGCACACTGTCTCCAAAGCAAAAGGCATCATCGCCGAACTCTGGGTGCTATTGTCTCGCTATCACAACGACCTGCTCGCCCTTGGTACCGAGAACGACGCAATAACGATGCGAAAGCGAAAAAAAATCCTCGACGCCCAACGCCCTTTATGGCTTTATTATGACAGCATATATGAGGCTAAAGAAGATTACTATCGCCGGGGCTGCAAGGTAACGCAGGAACTCACAGATCTCGTTTACTCCTCTCCTCTAAATGGCGAGAAGAAAAAGGAAAAGACGCCTAAAAAGGAGAGCAAGAAAGACCTTTCGTCTAAAGATGGAATGTACCTCCTCCGCCGGCAGCATGCCCTGCGCACCTCCATCACGCGCAATGAGAACTATCTCCGCTTTCAGCAACACCGGAAGGGGGTGCCTAACCCCCTTCCGGCCTGCCCTCTTCGTGAAAAGCTGGAGAAAGAAATTTCGGCACTGAAAGCCGAATTTGAAATGGTTACAGAAGAAATTGAAAAACGAAAAATAAGATAAAATGCCACATTCAAGGGAGTCTATCTATGATATAGACGAAGATTTCGTGCGAGATTACATCAACACGGGCACTTCTCGCTGCATAAACGAAAATCAGCAAAGAATGATTGATATTACGCGAGAGACCTACCGCCTTTTGTGCAAGGTGCCTATAAAAAACATAGTAGTCAACCAGCTCTGTGCCCTCCACGAGGGTATGAAAGAGACCAGCGCGGATCGCTATGTTAACTTTGTTCAGCGAATTTACAACGTCGATGCGGCGGTGGACCGAAAATTCCTGGAAACATGGACTGTGAATCGTTTAATCCAAGAGATTAGCGACAAAGATGCCGATCCTTCCGATAGGTCGAAAAACCTGGCCACTATGTTCAAATATTTGGCGACTATTCCTCGTGATAGCGTCGATCCGAAATTGATGGAAAAAAATACAGTCAACATTCAAATCAACGCCGGTAACAAAAATATAACCATACCGGAAAAGGTACTCCAGGCGCTGCCGATGGCGATACGGGAGCAGCTGCTCTCCAGTGTTCCGATGACGATAAACCCGGAAGAGGCGGCTGAAATTATCAAGGACGAATAGTGCAAATAAATGGATATTAATTTAATCGCCAACAGAGCGCAGATGGTGGACTTTCTGTTGATGCCGAAATGCCAAGTCTCCGTCGAAGGACGTGGCACCGGAAAGTCGGCATCGATAGGCTTTTGGATAGACCGTCTTGTTCGAGATATGCCGAGGAGCGTTATCGCTCTTACAGGCAAGACTTTTGGACAGCTGCTCACGCGCACGCTGCCATCATCTCTTAAAATTCTCAACTCGATGGGATGCTACCAAAAGGACGTGAATTACGTTATTGGCAAAAATCCCCCGCGCAACTTCATGAGTTCTCACGAGGAGCTTAACAAATTTGACAACGTCATCTCGTTTTCAAATGGCACGCGCATCGCCATGATTTCTCAAAGCGAACCTGGCAGCGGACGTGGCGCCAACTTCGATTTTGAAATTGTGGACGAAGCTCTGCTTATCAACCGAGACCAATATAACGAGGAGATTTCTCCGGCAAATCGCGGAAATCATGAGTTCTATGGCAAGCGCGCAAAGCATTACTCTTACCTGCATCACGGATGGAAATATTCAACGTCTATGCCGGTAACAAAGGAGGGCCGATGGGTGCTAGATTATGCCGATTACTACCTCAAGGAGCGCGGCATTCGTATCTTCGACCAATGGAACAAAATCGTTCAATTACAGACAGGCCTCCTCGAGCTCACGGAGCCAAAGGAATTCACTCAGCTTTGGAACGAGATAGCCAACGAAAAGAGCAAGATGCGCCCATTCGTCAGCAAGGACGGCCTCTTATTCACCCTTTCAAATGCCTTTGACAACATCGACTTCCTAAAGATGTCGTACATTCGTCGAAACTACAATCAGCTTCCTCTCTTCATTTTCATGACCGAGATTATGAATTTGTATTACGATAAAGTTGAGGACTGCTTTTATTCTCTTAATGAAGATAAACAGGTGTATTATGACAGCTACGATGAGCAGCGGTTAAAAGACTACGCAAATGAAGTTTCCTTTGACTTGGATGCAAAAGCAATGCAAAAATCAATCTATTGGCGTGACTGCGATCCATCGCTTCCCATTGAGCTTTCATTCGACTGGGGAAGCAAAATATCTTTGATGGTCGTGTTTCAAGAACGCACCTTCGATTTTGTTAACCAAAAAGAGGACAAGGAGCACATCTATGAGACCGAAATAGCCGAGTTTTTTTCAAAGCCGGACGGTAAAAACAACTACATGATTGGTGAGCTTATAGGCAACTTCTGCGAGCAATTTCAGTACCATCCGCGCAAGGATATAGTCTTTTACAAAGATAAGTACGGAGACCACCGTCAGCCGAATGTGATGAACTCTCGGTCTTATAATGAACTGGCAATAGCTTCCCTGGAGTCTCACGGCTGGTCTGTTGAGGTGCGTGAGCATCGTGGGATGGAGCCGCCAATGTCCGATAAATACCTATTGTGGGGCTTAATCTTAAAGGAAAACAATGACAATCTGCCCCGATTTCGCTTCAACGGTGACCGCTGCCGCTACTCTCTCATCAGTATGAATAACGCTAAAGTAAAAAGCGTCGATAATAAATTGACGAAAGACAAGTCCACAGAGCGCCCGGATAGCGGCGTGTTGCCCGAAGAAGCCACTCACTTCAGCGATGCAATCGACAAGATAATGTGGACCAAGTTTGGCGGCCAGCTGCCCAGCGGCGCCGACCGTTCAAGTTACACCTCTTTTGGTATAGATATAAAGTAATCACGATTGTAAAACTATGTAACTCCTTGAAAACTACCATCATAAAACGCATTCAAGGAGCCCATAAAAAAGGCCTTTTCGCGCCCACCCCGAAAGGCCGGCCCGCCCTATCTTTAAGAGTGCGCACAATATCAAAAATGAAGTGATATGTGACAGCAATTACCAATCTGTCAAATATATATTTGTTATCTTTGCATTATGAAAAATGAAACGGAAACTATCAAGCGAAGCGAAGCGCTGCGAGAAATGGATATACGCGAGGACACCTTCGGCCATCGCCGAAGTTACTCTATTACTTTCGTTACGAAGAGTGGAGAGCTTAAGTCCTTTTCAAATGCCACGTCCTGCGGCTTGAGGATGGATATGAAAAGTAACCGCATGCGCGGTGTACAGCAGCTTGATTTAAGCGGCAATAAAATTGGTACACCTATCGCCGTTTCGATTGACGCAATGGTTTCCTATAATAATAGAATAATAGTACTGTAATGGAGATCATGTATGACCGATTAGGAAGTCCAGTTGCCTGGATTGGCAGCAAAAGCTATGGAGAGGTTACAAGCGAATACAAGCAACCTCACACTCCTCACAATACATTTTATATAGGTGATAAAGAGTACGTGAGCTGGGGCGCAACCAATAAGTACCCGGATGATGCTGTCGATATAATCTCGTCAACGGGTGTGCTGCAGACAGCCATAGGCTATAAGGTTCGCGTTGCCTACGGGCTTGGCGTGGTACCAATGCAGCTCTCCGGTCTTGACGACAACGGCGATGAGATGCTGGTCCCTGTCAATGATATGGAGCTAATAAGCGAGCTTAAAGGCTACCAGATACGCCGTTACCTTCAGTCTGCGATTCGAGATATAATCAAGGTTGGAAACTGCTTCCCCCTGTTCTCCTTCAGCTCGGACGGGAGAAAGATAGTCTCTTGTCGCGCCGTCAATGCGCGTCACTGCCGCATATCCAAAGACAAGGCCAAGCTATGCATCTACCCCGATTTTAACCAGTCGTCACCGTCCCAAGATACGGCGATGATAGTTGACATGCTCGATGAGGACGCCCCGGACTTAAATTTGGAAGCCTTGCGGCTATCCGGCAAGCTGGCTGGCAAGATGATAGCTTATCCCAGAATTAAAAACATACTCTCAAATAACGATTACTACGGATATCCAGACTGGGAGGCATCTTACCGCTCCGGATGGATAGATGTTGCACATAAAATTCCCACCTTCCTTTCACACGCTTATGCCAATGCGATGAATATTATGTGGCACATAAGAGTGCCTAAGGAGTACTATGATAGCCATTTTCCAATAAAGGAGTTTCCCAACGTCGAGGAAAGAAAGAAAAAAATCCAGGAATGGATGAAAAGCATGGAAGATAACCTTTGCGGGGTCCAAAATGCCAACAAGGCTTTATTTACGGACTTTTCCGTTAACGCTAACGGAAAGGCCGAAGAAAAGTGGGATATTGAACGAGTAAAGAACGAAATAGACGCAGAAGAGCGTCTAAGCACATCAGCAGCTGCTAATAGTGAGATACTTTTTTCAATGATGGTTAACCCATCAGTTCTTGGCGCCGGCATGCCCGGTGGCAGTTACGCCGGGACGGCTGGAAGTGGAAGCGACATCCGCGAAGCATTTTGGGTGACGAGCATCGTTAGCCAAATCGAAAAAGAGCAGGTCATTGATCCAATTAAGACCATGCTCAATTTCAATGGTTATAAAAATATCGAGCTTAAGTACCGCCAGGTGCTTTTGACAACTTTGAACACTGGACAAAGCACAAAAGAAGGTTTGGAATAAAAACACGAATTATGGCTGATACAAAGAAAAAAATATCCGAGTTGCAAGAATTTGTCGGAACGAATTACTCCGACTTGTCAATTTTAGCAACTGACAACACGACAAATGCCTCCAAGCAAGTGTCCCTGGCAATCTTGGAGACTACTGCGGAGCTAAACGAGGCGAGCATTAAACAGACGTCGGAGTCCAAAAAAACGGAGTCCGACATGGAACTTGCCGAGTCTTTGCGCGTCGGCGCCGAAGACAAGCGGGCAACCGCCGAAGGCGTGAGAAAAGACAACGAGACGTTGCGCCTTGCCAACGAGGTAGCCCGTCGCGCGGCTGAGACGACGCGCAACGAGGCTGAGACGGCAAGGGCTTCTGCAGAGTCCCTGCGCTCTGCTGCCGAGACATCTCGAACATCAGCGGAAGAAGAACGAGTGGAACAGGAGTCTTATCGAGTCATCGCCGAAACAGCACGAGAACAAGAGTACCTGGGCTTACGTGATACGTTGCTGTTAGCTTTATCTTATCTTAAACCTAACTTACTCATCTGCCCAACGAATGCCGTTGAGCTCACGACAGGCTCAACCTCAATAATTACAGCATCTCTCCTACCGGAGAGTACCGTTAGAAACATCATTTTTATATCCTCGGACACCTCCGTTGCCCGCGTCGATGCGACAACCGGTGAGGTCACAGCTGTGGCGCCAGGAACTTGCAACATATACGTGGTACCAACGTGCAACACTAATCTCACAAAGACCATCACGGCAACTGTCCGCGACCACGCCTATCTCTCTATTGGCGCAAATACGGCGCTCTTGCTTGATGCGACAGGCGCAACTTTATTATTATAGTATATTATAAAAACAAAAAATATGGCAGAATACACTGATGCAAAGGACGCATTTTTGGCGTCTATGATGGAAAATTCAAAGACCATCGCCGACCTCTCCACCGTCACGGGCGCAGAAGACGAAAGCACGACTTATGCCCTCGTCCTCGATGCGGCGGGACAAAACAAAAAAATCAGCCTGGCAGCGCTCCGCAACCTCACTACGGTCGTGGAAAAAAACGCCTATGGAATAGATTTTTATGACACTGGTAGCAATCTCAGTGTCAGCCGCGTGGGCAACCTGGACCTCCATCGAGCTAATACCTCTATAGGCTTGCCGATACAGTCTAAGATGAAGCGCGTGCTGATGCTTGATGATGGTACAGTCACGGATATCCTTCATAACCAGGACTCGCGCTACACCTCAACGGGTGCAGTGGCCGACCTCACGGGCGCCAAAGGCCAAGTAATGGTGCTCCTGCCTCGCTACTGGTATCGCTCCTATCAGTACGGTACCACTGGAGGCACTCCGATATATCGCCTCATGATGGTCGATGATGCCGTTGTGCAAGCAATTAATGCGGTGTCGGTTGGTCTTGGAGACAACGTGATGGCAGCCAATGGCTATCTTGTCAGTGAGCAACTGTACGTCGCTGCATTTTTGATGAGTGACAAATCGGGCTCTCGCGCCATTGGCAGCGCTGCTGCTACCAGCGTGGCAAGCAAGCGCATCGCCTTTTTGGACGCAAACGGCTATGTAGTACGAGAAAGCGGCAATATAGAGTACCCAAACCAGTCGCTCAGCGACGGCAGCAAGCGAAAATACTGCTCCGCACGCAGCGCAGATGCGGCAGCTACCTTGCGAGGTGCCTCCTGGTACGGTCACCTTTATGCCGCTCAAAAAAAATTGGCTTGGCTCTTTTCCGTCGAGTACTGCACTTTTAACATGCAAGGTGCAGTAAACTACACGCTGACGGCAGATGGTTACCGACAGGGCGGTCTCGGCGAAGGCTTTGACAGCGGTCTGGATTTTATGGGCGATGGCTCCGGCTGGAGCTACAACAACGCCTACTCCGTGCCTAATGGCATCACCGTCGGCCTGGGAAACCAAAGTGGCGAGGTCGATTTTTATCCCTCTCAAGAGGCCCAGCTCATGCGCAAGTGGGTGACTAACAGCATCACCGCCCTACCGTCATTGGAGGTTATCACCACCGCTGCCGGCGCTGCCGGCACCACAACAAAAGCCTGCGCCGCAGGTGGATTTGTCGTTGTCCGAAATACGCCAAGTGGCGCTACATCCTCTGTGGATTATGTTTTGCAAAACACCTCCGGCGCCTCCATCGCATCTGGTACATCTGTGAGCATCACCGGCGGTACTGGCTTCACTGTTCACACAGCCAGCGACAGCGATTACATCTATTGCATCGTTGTTTACGGAAACATTGGCGTGCCGACGACATCGGTACCGGCGAGCGGCATCATCCTCCCTGCGGGCGGTTTTATTTTTGTTCAAAACTACAACAGCGACGGCACCGGAAAGATGTTTGTAATCACTTCGAGCACCACCGCCAACGGTACCTCCACCGTGCAGGACCTCATCACCTCCGGGGTGCTAATACCCGCAATCGCCTCGGACCTCACCGCCGTCTTGGCGCATCAGTATGTGTTCGACCGCGCAACGGTCGGAGACACCTCAACCAATCGCGGCTATTGGATTTGCAACACAGCATCGGCATTTTCTGCGGCGAACATCGCCAACTTCACCTATGTGCAAGACGAATACCATTACATCCACATCAACAGTTACCGCGGAGTGGAGTTTCCGTTTGGCTACGTCTGGCAGTGGGCAACGGATATTCTCTTCATCGCCAATAGCGACGAAAAATCTGCCGACGTATGGCAGTGCATAGATAAGAGTGACCTTAAAGCTGTAATTGCAAGTAACAGCGTCCTTACATACACGGGCGGGATCACTGCGACCATGACAGATGCAGCCAAGGCCGCCCACCTCGACGGCGTCAAATGGAAAAAAATCGGCACCATCCCTATCGGCTCCGGTCCTATCAAGAGCATCGGCCTCGGCTCCACCGCCGAAATCGTACCCACATCAATAGGTACGAGTTACAGCACTTACTTCTGTGACTATTTTGCGGGACAATCGGTCAAATCGAACAGAAACGTTACCTGTCTGCTTTTAGGTGCCGCTGCCGACTTCGGTGCGAGCTGCGGCGCGTTTGCGTTCAGCGCGAACTGCGCGGTCGCCTACACGACTGCGTATTTCGGCTCTCGACTGTGCCACGATTAGAACGGCTACGAACTACCGCCAACGCGGAATTTTTTAACAGTGGGGAGGTCTCCTCCCCACTTTAATAAGAGTGAAATGGAAGAAAATAAACAGCTAACATTCAGCGACTTGGATATTCATATACATCGAGACAATTTTTTCGACTGCAAAAAAATCAGCATCGACGGACTTGTTAACAAGAAAATAACCATCCTTGGTTACCAGTCGGCCGAAAAAGAATTTGACGGGAAAAAGCGCACGCCGATAATCATCCATTGCATGTGTGATGGAGTTGAATATAAGTGCTTTACGAACTCAAAACAAATTAAAGAACAGATGATGGCTGTTGCCGAGAAATATAAGGACCAAGAAATGCCTCATTTTTCGGCGACCATTATAAAGGAACAGTCCCGCTATTATCGTCTGGCCTAGCCGGCCGATGGGACAAGGTCCGGCCGCCAAGGTGCCAATGCCGACAACGGTGCGAACTGCGGCGCGTTTGCGTTCAACGCGAACAACGCGGTCGCCAACACGAATGCGAATTACGGCTCTCGACAATATGCCACGATACAGCTAATTAGCTTAGGTTAAGAGATAGTAGTGCGGCAGGACCTCACCACTTGGAGAAAAATAAAATGCGAAAAAGTCATGGTACTCGCCTTTGGGTGCAAGGAAGTGGATAAGTAGCAGAGAAGTAATGATGCTGAATAGCAGCGATTTATAACGAAAACCAAAAATTTCGTGGCACACATTACACGATGAAACGATTAGATGATATATACAGCAATCTTTGCAAGCTCGATACGCTCGAGCAGGCGGAGCGAAAGGCGCGGCGGGGAAAAGAAAAAACCCGCGGTGTGATAGCATTTGATCGTCATCGCGACGATTACCTGCGGCAGCTGCAGCAGGACCTCATCAACGGCACTTTCAAAACAAGTAAGTACCACATTTTCAAAGTGTTTGAACCAAAAGAACGCGATATATACGAGCTTCCATATTATCCGGATAGAATAGTTCACCACGCCATCATGCTTGTACTTGGCAAGATGTTCGCAAATTACTTTGAGTCAAATACTTATTCAAGCATCCCCGGTAAAGGTGGGAGTGCCCTGCGTGATCGCATGGTCCGCATTTTGAAAAAAGACAAAGAGGGCACTCGGTTCGCTTTGCAAATGGACGTTCACAAGTGCTTCAACAGTATCAACCATCAAATTCTCAAGGATTTGTTGAAACGAAAAATCAAAGATGGAAGGATGCTTGCACTTTTATACGAGATAATTGACAGCGCTGAAGGGCTGCCAATTGGCAACTATCTTTCTCAAACGCTCGCCAATTTTTACTTTGGCCGACTCGATACTCATTTCGCCTCCCGCTATTACTTTCGCTATACAGACGATATAGTGATTTTGTCAGCATCAAAAGAGCAGCTGCATGAGGACCTTACAATCATCCGCTCTTACATGGTGCGACTACGACTGCAGCTTAAGCCAAATTGGCAGATATATCCGGTCGATGCGAGAGGCATAGATTACGCCGGATACGTATTTTTTCACGGTTACACGCTAATTCGTAAACGTATAAAAATCAACTTGTTGCGAACAATTAAGCGCTACGCGGATGCCCCACTGCCTGTCCTAAAGTCTCACCTCGGTGGTTACTGTGGATGGCTTATGTACACAAATTCAATTAATTTCAACAAAAAGTATAAAATTCTATGGAAACACGTTCCTCAGTGCCCATGCCCGCCATCATTTTTGAAAAAGGCATAAACCGCACCACATTCTCTTTCGACCAAAGCGCCGAAACAACTGTCTCTCAAGACGGTGCGGAGACAAAAAGTTATACCTGCAAGCAGGTGATTTTCAATGGATTGCCAATTGAAAACAACATCAAACAGGCCGTTATGGCCTCGGAGTTCCCGAACGACTTGGAACTCAAGCTGGTTAACGAGTACAACTCGGAGCGCCGCATCGCCGACGGCCTCTCGGCAACAGCGGCAAAAAGCTATCTGTCGGCCAGCGCCAAAGTGGCTCGCTACTACGCCTTTTTGGATAGGCGGGCAGAGGTTTTTCGCCAAATTGAGCAGGCCGTCGGCTAGAGTGACGGGGCAGCACCGCTGTCCCGCCCTCTTTTATTGCATTTTCGTACCTTTGCAACAAATAAATTAAAAATGGAGCATATAGATATAGTAGCCTTACTTGGCTGGATTTCGGCCGTTATCGGCAGCATGGCATCATGGTTCGCGGGCAAGCACAAGCGTGAGTCGGATATATTGACGCAAACATCCGACAGCATCAAATCGATGCAGGACACCATCGACCTTCTGGTCGATAAAAATAAAACGTTGGTTCAAGAGATTACGGCGCTCAACGATAAGATAGTGCAGCTCAACCGGATTATCACCGACATGAAAAATGAGCGGCAGCAACTCGAAGAACGAATGAGCGAAAATGATCCGTGCTAATGGCTACCGAGAATTTTATAACAGATTTTTCTCTTTATTTGGAGAACCTGGCAACTCAGCACAAAGAGATAGGCCACAAGCGCAGCGAGTCTCATTATTTTCGCGGCGAGATGGAGGAATTTTTCGGCTCTTTGAGAAGCACAGTTAATTTCCCGGCGCTCATACAGATGGGGAGCGAGTTGCGCTACGCGACCAATAATTCAATGCTTTACAAAGTGCGTTCGTCGGCTATAATCATAGCTGACACCTATTCTGTCGATGGTGACTATGACGAAGCCACGGAAAAATTTGCAAAATGCGAGAGAATTGGCGAAGATATAATGATGCGGATGAAGTCGGATGCGTCCGAAAAGTCCTATCTTGTCGGCTTTGATATCAACACCGTCACCGCCACTCAGCTGATGAATGAAGAGGAGCGATACCTCGGTGTCCGCTTTGATTTTGAAATCACCACAACTTTTTGTCGCACGCCCGGAACGGGCATCTGGCTTGATAGAGATGAATAAATACACCTTTGTTATCCTGGGTATCGAAAAAAACCACGAGATGCCGTCATGCTGGTCGGAGATGACCTCCGAGCAGCTGCAGGTGTATTGCGCTATCCAGCGAAAACTGCCATATCACGCTGTGAGTTATGAACTTATAGCTCGCCTCCTTAATCTCGATGAGCCGACGAAGTCGCTCCTCCTCCCCGCTGACTGGCACGCCCTGGCGGCCAACAATGAGTGGCTGCTGTCTCCAAAAGATATATCCACATTGATAATCAGTGATATAAAAGTTGGCGACAAAACGATGCTCGGCTATTTGCCGGATTTTTCAAACACAACATGGGAAGAGTTTATTTTCGCAGACACCTTCGCCGCCGGCGGAAATGCCGCCGCCCTGGCGGCGACACTCTATCGTCCTCGGCGCCCAGACGCCGACAAGGAACATGATGAGCGCATCCCGTTCACCATGTACGGCTTAGATGCCCGTCTCGAGGATTTTTCAAAGTTACCTGCAGAAACGCTTGAAGCTGTGATGCTTAACTACACGGCGCTTCAGCGCCGCATGGTTGCAAAATATAAGGATATTTTCCCGAAGATAAGCCCGGATAAAGCAAAAAATAAGCCGTCACCGCCACTTTGGCTCGAGACGCATCGCGCACTGATTGGCGATGCCATCCAGGATGAGCGTCAATTTTTGGCGCTGCCCGTCAACACGGTACTGTCTCGCCTCGATTCCGTGGCGAGAGAAAACAAAAAAAATCGATTAAAAATAAGAAAATGAACAATATAGAAATCAAAAAGAAGCAGTACATCGCGAAAAGCACCGAAAAAACGCAGATATATCTCTGCCATTCTGTCAGTGGCGATAACGCTGAAGATTACGTGGCATCACTTCCCCAGGCGCCACACTATGTTATCGACCGCAAAGGTAACCTTTTTTCGGCTGTTCCGCAAGAAAATTACAGCCGCTTCCTCGGCGTGACGCTGAAAGACGTGTCCGATTTTCGCCCGGACGAAATCTCAATCACCATCGTGCTACTTTCCTATGGAGTATTGTTGCGCAATGGCGAAAAATTCTACAAAATAGGAACTTTCGACAAAGATAAAAATAAGTACACTCCGGACCTCTCCACCCCTGTCGAGCACCCTTATGAGTACTGCCCATGCGCTCCGTTCCGCAACTTTATATACTACGAAATGTATACCGACAAACAGCTCGCAACGTTGCGAAAATTGCTGCAGGAGCTCATCGCGAGGCTTGGCATCGATTATCACTTTGATCCTTCGGCTGGCGCCATCAGCCAACGAGCCATCGTCGGCCAAGCGGGCATCTACCTGCGCAGCCAGCTGGCACAGCGCTTCACCGACTGCCACCCGCAACGAGAATTGTTAAACATATTAAAATCAATATAATAATATGAATATAACGAGAAATTTTACAATGGAAGAGCTTACCTCCTCCACCTATGCCGCCGCTCATCACATCGCCAATACCCCCAACCACGACCAGGAAGAGGCACTCATCTATCTCGCCCGCAATCTCCAAGTGGTGCGAGATGCCTTTGCCGCCCCCATCTCCGTGACCAGCGGATTTCGTTCCGCCGCACTCAATTCTGCTGTCGGCGGCGCCGCCTCATCGCAGCACCTCCGCGGAGAGGCCGCCGATATAACGGCGGGAGACTCGCGGCGCAACAAAGAGCTGTTCGCCACTATCGTCGCATTGCGCTCACGTGGCGCCATACGCTTCGACCAGCTCATCTGGGAGTATGGAGGGAAATGGCTACATGTATCTTTTTCGCGCCTCCGCGCCCGTGACGAGATGCTCTCCATCTCCGCCCATGGTGCAATAAAAATAAATGACACCTGGAAAAAAGAAATCGCTTGATGACTTACGGCTTTAATTATCAAGGGAGTAAAAATGCGATAGCAAAGCGCATCGTCGATGCGCTTCCCCCGGCGGAAAATTTCGTTGACCTTTTCGCCGGCGGCTGCGCCGTAACTCACGCCGCTATCCTCAGCGGAAAATATAAACATTTTTATATCAATGACTTAAGTGACGCTCCGTCTTTATTTCTCCGCGCCATCCGCGGAGAATTTGACGGTGAAAAACGCTTTATCAGTCGCAACGATTTCGATAGGCTAAAAGCAAAAGACCCATTTGTTCGATATAGTTGGTCTTTTTGCGGCAATGGAAAAAATTATATGTATGGCCGTTATCTCGAGCCAATAAAGGAGGCCATACATCGCGCTGTGGTCTTTGGCGACAACTCCCGTCTCGCCGAGATGGGGATAAATGTGCCGGCGGGATTGGACCCGCGTAAGTTCATATCTAACGATATATATATATATATATATATTACCTTAAGGATAAACTTAATTACCGCCTTTCTCCGCGCGAGCTCAAAAGCCTCGAAAATAATAAATCACTATCGGAGGTTCGGCATCTGTCTGTGTTAAAGAGACTCCAAAATTTGAAAAATATCTGCGACACAAGCATTTTAACTCTAACACGCGAAAATTATAAATCATACCCGTCAATCAGTAATTCAGTAATTTATTGCGACCCACCTTATGCCAACACATCCGGTTATCTTTGTCACTTCGATGCGGACGAATTTCGCGAATGGGCTTTCGCCAAAAAAAACACCTACATCTCCGAGTACCAAATGCCGAATAATTTCACCCCGATTTTAACGATGCAAAAGCGCGAACTTTTCAGCAATTTGCGCGGATTAAGAACAGAAAATTTATATATACCAAAAAAATGAAACGCATCTTATTAATTATCATAACGTTGATATTGTTCATATCCTGTAAGTCCACATCTCACGTTGCGTCGGCGGACTCTACCCGCTCCGCCGTGCGGGTAGAGACACACTACATCCGTGATAGCATCTACATCGACCGTAACCACGTGGTTACGGTGCGTGGCGACACGGTCTATACACGCGACAGCATCTACCTTCACAGCTTTCTCCTTCGCCGGGACACCGTTCGGGACACGCTCCGACAAGTGGTAAATAAAACTGATAAACAGATAGTTACGCACGAACGCAAGGTATATCCCATTTGGCCTTACATTGCATTCATAGGCGTATTTTTTCTTATATATATATGGCGAAAACTATCAAGGTAATAGATGAGTACAACGGACGTCGTGACGTATTGACGAAAAACGCTTACAATCACGCCGTTGTCTCTCTCGCTCAAAAGATACGTTCCGCGGCAGCGGCCAATGCCGCCATGTTCCCTCATGGTAAAAAAACATCCTATCACATATATCGCACGGGGAACAAAGCAGGAACAAAGGAACTTAAGCTGGCCACCCACGTATCTTTTACCGTCCGTTCCAAGGGCGGCGAACTCAGCGGCATCATCTTCCAATTCCCGCTGCACGGCGTCTATCTGGAGTACGGCGTCGGCCGCCGCTCGCGCTCCGGTCTCATCGTTCGCACCCCCTCCGACTGGTTTTCGCGCGAGATGAAACGCAACGAAAATGCCATCGCCGACACAGTGGCGCAGTATCATGCGGACCTTACAGTCCGCACGTTTATGGACCTTAAAAAACAAAAATAATATGGCAAAAGACCTATCACGCAAAGTTAGCATTTATATAAATGGAAAACAAATCGAAAATACGCTGGATGCGCTCAATGCGGAACTAAAAAAGCTGAAAAAGACACAACAACAGGCAACCATCGGAAGTGAAGAATATATCGCTACTTCGATGAAAATGAAAGAGTTGCGCAGCGTTATCAACGAGCAGACAAAAGCCATCGACCTCAACGGCAAGGCCTGGCAGAGCAGCGCCGATAACATTGCGAAATACTCTCATCTCTTGATGGGCATGCAAGCGGCGGGACAGATGGGACAGTCGGCGATGAACTGGATGGCTGATTTCGTCGGCCAGGCGGCCAGCCTGGACGATGCCTATGCAGATGTCATGAAAACAACAGGTTTAACTCATGATGCGGTTCTGGAATTGCAGGAGGATTTCAAGAAAATGGACACCCGAACCTCACGTGAGCAGCTCAACGAGCTGGCTTATGAGGCTGGTAAGCTCGGCATATCGGCAAAAGAGGATGTCCTCGGATTTGTAAAAGCGGCAGACAAAATCAACATTGCCCTTGGCGACGAACTCGGTGATGGCGCCATCACCTCCATCGGGAAGATGTCCGACCTCTTCGCCAAGACCTCGCAACAGTTCGCTGGAAAGGACCTCGAGGGGAGAATGCTATCGATTGGTAGCGCAATCAACAGCCTGGGCGCTGCCAGCACAGCCAACGAGGGATTTTTAGTTGAGTTCCTCTCCCGGATGGGCGGTGTGGCTGTGCAGTCCGGACTTTCCGCCGACCAGGTGCTTGCTTTTGGCAGCGCCCTGGATCAGTTGGGACTGCCCGCCGAGATGTCCTCATCGGCTCTCAGCAAGCTCATTACCTCGATGATAAGCAAGACAGGCATGTATGCCAAAGTCGCCGGCATGCAGGTGTCCGAATTTTCAAATCTCTTAAAAACAGATATGTATGGCGCTATCCGCAAGGTGCTGGAAGGCTTTAATTCGGCGGGCGGTATGGCGAACATGGTCCCCGTCCTCGAGGACCTTAAGGTCGAAGGCGTACGCACCGACCAGGTTTACGCCGGCCTTGCCAAAAGCCTCGACAAGGTTTCGGCAGCCCAAAAAATCGCCAACGACCAACTGATAAGCGCCAATAGCATTGAAGATGAGGCAAATACGAAAAACAGTTCACTGCAGGCGCAACTGGAAAAGAGCCGGAAAGCCGTCGTGGATGCGAAAGAAGCAATTGGGCAATCGCTTACTCCTGCATTTATCGCTCTCAACGGCGTGGTCCACGCCGGTATGTCGGTATTTTCCGGCTTTGTCAATGTGTTGACAAGCAACAAAGTAGTGCTTGTGTCACTTGTAACCGGCCTGCTGGCGCTTAATGCCGCCAGAATAAAAAATACGGCGCTGACCATCGCCGCCAATATTCAAAAAAACATACTCCTCGCGCGCCAAAAGATTGAAGAAGCGCAGGTTACACGTCTCATGGCGGCAGAAGCTCGCGAGGTCGCCGTCAAGTCGGCAGCTGCCGCTGCTGACGCCCGTCGCCAGGCTACACTGGCGATGGAGATCGCCGAACAAAACAATGCGACGGCAGGCTCTGCCATGTATGTTGCAAGCATCAACGCGCAAATACGCGCAAAAAATCTTGAGAGCGCGGCAGAACGCGCCAACGCAGCAGCGGTGGAGGCATCTTCCATCGCGCGCAAGTCCGCGATGCCGATACTGGCGGCCATAACTGTAGCCGTAACTGCTGTAATTGCTGTTGTATCGGCTCTTTCAAAAAAACATAACGAACAAAAAGCAGCAGCCGAAGAGGCTGCACAGGCCGAAAAGCAGTCGGCCGAAGATATTAAAAATTCAGCCTCCGGTAGCGTCCAAAAATTCAATGAGTTGCGAGACACCTATAACAAGTTGGGGGACGATATGAAGGCAAAAAAACAATGGATTACAGCGAATAAGGACGCGCTCGACGAACTTGGCATTTCAATGAGCTCTGTAAACCAGGCGGATAGAGTTTTTTCTAATGAAGGAACAACAGCTTACATCAATGCTGTCATCGCCAGGGCAAAAGCTGATAAGTTGGCAAGTCAAATTGCTGAAAAAGAGATTGAATTGCAGCAGAAAATCGCTGAACGTAAAAATTTAAAAACGACAACAGAAGGAAAAAAGGACGTTTATTACGACTTAAAAAGCGGATGGTCTAATAAAAGAGTAAAATATACTCCACTCTATGAAAAAGAGTACACTGCCGCCAACGACTACATCGGCGGCCTAACATCATCTATTATAATGATGCGCGAGCAGCTGACCGGCGCAACAAAAGACGCTAAGTCCTATTTTTCGCAATTCAAGTCGTCTCCTTCTGCATCCGGCTCCGCCATCGATACGGGCGTCGAAAGTCCGGCCGAAAAAAAAGCGGCGCGGGCTGCCAAAGCGGCTGAAAAACAAAAAGAAAAAGATGAAAGTACCTACGATGATGACCTCGCAAAGGCCGCTGCTGCCGCCCGCAAGATGCAGGACTTGATGCAAGACACGAAAGAAAAGCTGTCTGGAAAAGATGAAAAAGACGATTGGACGGCTATTTTCAATGAGCAGATGGAGGCCGTGACAGCGGCGGAAGAAAATATCAACGCCGAAATCGCCAAAGTACAGGATATAATCAATGATCCCAAAACTCCGCAGGATTTAAAAAAGCGCCTGCAGACGCAGGTGACAGCCATGCAGAAAGCCAAGACGGAGTTCGTTCAGCAGGCTACCTCGGAGGCTGAGCAGATAACCAACGATCAAATTCTACAAAAGGCACAGGAAGCCGAAGAAGAGCAAAACGAAAAAGAAAAAGAAGCGGCAAAGCAGGCGGCGGAAGACAAAATTCAAATCGAAAAAGAAGCACTGCAGAGGCGCATAGACCTAATACAAGATTATAGCGAAAAAGTTACCTCCATAATGTCCTCAATTACAGACATTATGAAGAACGAAAACCAAAAGCAAATAGACGATTATGAAGATGCACGTGACAAAGAGCTTTCTGCCCTCGAGGAAAGCTACAACTCCGGCGCCTTAAGCCAGGACGAATACACCGATAAAAAAACGGAGGTCGAAAATGAGTACGCCGACAAAATCAAGGAACTGGAGCTGGAGCAGTGGCGCCGCGAAAAGGCGATGAGCATCTCCGAGGCCGTCATCAACGGCGCGCTCGCTGTTGTCAAAACTTTTGGCGAAGCCGGTTGGCCGGCAGGCATCCCCCTGGCGGCGCTCATGGCAGCAGCCACGGCGGCACAAATTGCTGCCATCGCAACCGAGCCGGAACCCTATGCAACGGGCGGTTACATCACCGGCCGTCAATACGCGGTGATGGGCGAGCAGGGCAGTGAGTGGGTGGCCAGCAACAGGTTACTATCTAACCCCGTAACATCCGCGCTCATCGCATCTCTCGATGATTACCAGCGTGGACGAACGGCCAAATTTCTCCCCGCCACTCCCGATTTTTCTGCCACCTCGCAGGCGGCGGCAGGCATCGCCGCTGCGCAGGGCCGCGGCGAGAGTGGCGAGATGCTCTCCCTCATGCGCCAACTCACGGGTTATCTCGAGGACCCGGCCAACCGTCGAGCCGTCATCAGCCGCCGCCACATGCTTGATTTTGAAGAAAATGAAAACTTCCTACGCAACGCCGCCAGGCTGTGAGCTGTCCCGATGCCGATAGCCCATTTTGTGTATCTTTGCACTATAAAAAATTAAAATGATAACCATTGCTCACCGCCCGCCGCTCTTCTCTTTTGCGGGTAACGAAAACAGCTACACGCTAAGCTGCAATAGCACCGCGATAGCGCCGCATCTCATCTATGCGACGGTATCTTTCACCCTGCTCGGTGCGGTGGGCGACAGCCTCTGCATCTCTTTCGGCGGCAGAACGCTGCGCTGGCGCTTCGTCTCCTCCGCCTCCGTGGAGCAATACAACCTGTCGTCACTTTATGAGCTGCAGGATAAACTAATTGCAAATTACTATATATTAGACACTTTTGATGTTTCCTTGTTGTCAAAAGCGGAGACGGGGACAGTTTCAATTATACTCACGCAACGCCGCGCCGTCACCATGGAGCTATCCGTGTGGTACGAGCGCCACGACGGCAATGCCTATTCCTCTCCATCCGACTATTTTACCATGACCTCCTCTTCGGCCAAAGGCCTCTCCCGCCAGTCGCTGGAAAACTACGCCGTGATGGCGCAGTTGGAGGTCCTAACCTGCGAGGGTAACCTCGTAACTACCTCGCTCACAGAGCCGATGTTCTTTTCCCCGGATGCTTCCGACCGCGTAAAAATTTCGCTGGACATTCTCGCCGGCCTGTTTCCGGCTCCGGACCTCCCGAAATACAGGGAGAGTGGCATCACGCCGCTGCTCAACGTGTTGCTAAAATACCGTCTCCGCATCTCCGAAATGTATGGAACAACGCCTATATTGCACGATTTGGTGACGGATGCGTGGCGCTACTCCCTGCCGGGTGAGGAGGTGGCCACTTATGCCGACCTCAACCTGCCCGACTGGAAAGATCCCTCTCCTGCCGTTTCGCTCAGCGAGACCACAGCTGCATCGGCGTTTCGCCTAATCGGAGAGGACAATGGCGCTAAAAAAAGTATCTACTACGACCAGCCGGAGTGCCTTTATATCCTTTGTTTTGATGCGATGAAAACGCTTGATGATACTCTTACTCTCACTGTCACCATCTCCGGAAGCGTTACCGCCACCATCACCAAGTCGGTGACCAATGGCGGCACCTACCGCCTCGCGCTGGAACCGCGTGTCATCGGTGCACCGGCTTACGGCACCCTCGTCGTAACCGTCGGAGGCAGCACTGTCACCTATTTCGTGCTGCCGTCCATGCAGCGCGGCCACATGCTGCTGCTGCAGGACAGATACGGCTTATTGCGCTCCGTCCCGATTTTAGAGGAAAAAGAGCAGCAGACCGTCGAGGGCGAGCTGATGCAGTCCTCTCGCTTGCGGGATTACGCAATAACATCTCGCACAGTTACTTACACTGCAACTACCCCGCTGCTCTCCATCTCCTATGCCCACCGCTTGCGCGACGGAAACGGCCGTTGGGCCTATGCCCTCACCTCCTCGGGGTGGGAGCGCATCCTCATCACGCCTGGAACCCTCTCTGTATGGGACGAAAGCGAGGACTTTGCCTCTCTAACCTTTGATTACACCTATGCGCTGCACCAAGCCGAGGCTCGCGCCACGCGCACAGACCGTCCTGCGGGCGGAAGTGGAGACGTACTTGCTCCCACCACCGCCATGACGGAGGGAAACATAGACAGCATCTTAACAGATGATGAATATATCAACCCAGATAAACCTATAATTATCAGTAACAATGGCAATTAACGCACTATATGCCGGGATGAAATGGGCAGATGCAATCTCCATTATCAACCAGGTGATTTCAAAGATCAACGAGCTATCATCTATCTTTGAAGGCCTCACGGCCGACGGAAAGATAGATTACAATCTGCTCGCCAACCTACCGACAATAAGCACCATAGAGCTGAAAGGCGCCCTCACACCGGCGTCCCTATCACTCCTGTCGTCCGCCGATAAATCGGACATCCTTACCTCCGCCACCTCGGCAGCAGCAGATAAGGCTTCGGAGGTCACTTCCGCGGCGCTTGAGACAAAAGCGGACAAAAATATCCTCGCCGTTTCACAGCAAGAGACGGACCTTGGATCGATGAATTTATACACCAACGATGCCTCCGGCAACCTCCGCCGCGTATCGATGGAAACGCTCCTCAGCTTAATTAAGAGCAATTCTGCAACTTGGCATGGCGAAAATCTGGCCGCCTTGCAGACGGCTGTGACCAACCTCGCCACGCAGGTGACCTCATTGGACGGTAAAGAGACCACCAATGCGGGCGGCGTCTCCTCCGTCGTGGCCCGTGTGTCGGCGCTGGAGGCCGACAACACAACAAACAAGGCATCAATTACAGACCATGCATCGCGCCTCGACCAGGTTCAATCGACCACCATTCCAGCGGCAGTTGCCCGCATCCAAACTTTGGAGCAAGACACAGATGCCGCTACTGCGCTGGCCAAGGCCACAACCATTTATAATTATTTTCAGGGGAAATTAATCTCATCTTGCACCACCGAAGGTGTTTGCGCATCTTCCCAGGTGGACTTCTTAAGCATAAAGTAAATGGGCGAAAAATACATTAACGCACGCGCAGACATATCTGTGACAATCTATTTTGTGGATAGCGAAGGCCACGCAATCGCTATTCCCTCCTGCGACTGGTCTGTTCGCCTCTTCACGACAGGCGAACAGATATACACGATGACGCACAAAGACGGCGTGCTTGTCGGCTGCGAAAAAGTCAACGATTACAGCATTGTCGCGCATCTTCCTGCCGAGACCATTGGCGCCGGCCAACTCAAAATTCGCCGCGACATCAAATTCTCCGACAGCGACTTTTCGGACGGCGACCGAGAGGAGTGCGAGGTCGAAAAGACTGATTACATCATAGTTTCGGAGCGCCGACTGGCGCAGCTCACCGTCCGCACCACTTATCGCCAATCGGGCGACGAGGTGGCAGATGCCGTGACCAAGCGGGCTGCGGGAGTGGTTATCACCCAACAGGTTGACTATTACCTGGCCACCGAGGGCGGCGACCTGGTAACCACCGAGGACGGAAGTTTAATTAACTTAAACATTACATTTGTAAATAGTTAAACATGATACCTCATTTTTTTTCCCTAGAAAACAACGAGACGGGCGGCGTCCGCGACGCCAAGGAGTTCAAAAGCGCGCTGCCAATTAACGTAAATACATCTTACGCCAGCCTGGCGCCCTGCATCGCGATTGCGGAGCAAAAATATATCGTGCCTGTCCTCGGCAGTGCGCTATTTGACGCGCTTGCTGACGCCTATCGCGACAGCGGAGGGGACAGTGGCGATGCCGTCATCGATGAGGCCATCCGCATGATACAGTTCGCTCTCATCCGCATTGCTCTCTGGGATAGTTTTGATACGCTTGCAGTTACATTTTCCGACCGCGGAGCGAATGTAAATGCGGGCGAAAAGCGCATGTACCGCTACGAGAGCGACAATCTGCGCGCATCATTTCGCCGCCAGGGATTTGACCAACTTAACACACTTTTGGCCTACTTGGAGGCTCACATCGACAAATTCCCCGATTTCAAAGCAAGCGATTACTATAGCGAGAATGTTAGTTCATTAATACACAACGCGATAGAGTTCGACGGCATCATCCATATAGACCGGTCATTCCTGGTGTACCGCCGTATGCGCGAATACATCCACCTCACAGAGAGCCTGGAGCTTCCTCATCGCCTGGGATCATCCCTGGCAGCTGCCGTGATGGCGGACAGGGAGACAACTCGCTTCGCGCCCATCCTGCGAGGCCTGCAGGAGTTTGTCGTCTGCCACTCCATGGCGGACGCGGCTTTTACGCTCAATATACTACCGACCGATGAGGGATTTGTCTCCCTTTCGGACGCCTCCACCGACGGAAAAGTCGCCAACGCGCCGGACATTGAGCGCCTGGAAAAAATGGGCAATTACTACCGTCAACGGGCCGATAGATACATCGCATCAGTGATTAATTTTTGCAAGCGAAATATCGCTACTTACCCCGAGCTGGCCGAAATCGGAGGCGCAGATGCCGTCGAGGACACGGTTATCCGCATAGATAACACGGGAAGCAGCCTGTTTATGGCTTAATCGTTTTGCTCGCCTTATTTGTAAGGCGAGCAAAACTCTCACGCGCACGCGCGCGTACATATATATATATATTATAATAAAATGATAGAAATAAAAGTAGAAGGCAACAGCCTGTACCTCCCTACCTCCACCGCGCTCACAATGGAGCATTCCAACGCGATTTTCGCGACAGATGAGATTGCTGGCGACATAGCCTTCACTTTTGACCTTCCTGCCTATCGCAACGAGCGCATCCTCGGACACGCGCAGTATCTCAGCATTCATGGCGTGCGAAAGTACGATTGCACCATGCTTTTCAACGGCATTCCTTTTTCTTTCGGGAAATTATACATACAGTCCTCGAAGAAAGACAGTTACGCGTGTGGAATTACGATGAATACGTTTGTGGAAGGATTTGGGGAAAAGAAGCTGAGCGAGGACGACCTGGGCGATGACGTGACGATAAGCAATGATTTAGAACATCATTATAGCGGCTGGAAGCGATTTTTACAAAACAGCTTGGCAAAAACAAGCATATACAAGTTCTTTTTGTTCATAGACAGCCAATTTTATTCGGACAACGAAGACTTTGGCTGCCGTGGCGTTAGCGACGGAAATCCCCGTCCCATGCCGCTTTTTGGCCGCAACACAAACTGCGTTTCTTCATATATTAATAGGTTGTTTGTCAACGACCAGGGTGAGATAATCAACAGCCCGGAGGAGGATGCCGCTGTCACGGGCTCGCAGTCGGCAGTTCTGGCCACCGAGGGCGGCGACCTGGTAACTACCGAAGACAGCACCTCAGCGGCATCCACGCTCATACAGCTTGGCTACGATGCCGGCACCCCGTCTGGACTGCAGCTTTTTAACCGCGCCACCTCTACCGGCGTGGGGCAAAATGGTTACGCTTTTTGTCCTGCGCTCCGCCTGGACTGGCTTGTGCGGCGCGTCTTTGCAACCGCCAATATGGAGGTTGTAGGCAACTTCTTAACAAATAATGACATACAAAGATTGTATCTCCAGTCGATGAACGCCCTGGACGGCGATGCATCCCAGTATGCCGCCAACTTATTTATCGCGCTGGACGGCAGCGCCATCGCCTCTTGCGGAGACACCCCGGCAGAGGGCGCAGCAACCTTCCTTTCCGCAAGCGAGCAAAAAAAATCGATAACACTCTCGCAGACAGGCAGAAATGTAAACTTTCGCTTTCAGCTCTACCTCAGCTTTCTCAACCTTGCGCAATCCGTGACGGCCAAAGGGTTAAACTATTACAACAAGTATGATGAAATATACATGCTCGTAATCAAAGGCGAGAACGATGCGTTCCCGTCGCTGAAGGTCATGGATAACTATTACCAGCGCGCCGCCACCCGCGCCGAAATAGTGACCGAAAGCGGTTGGCCTTTTTACTCAGACATAGCACAACTTTATCAAAACTGGCCGTACATCTCGGCTTTCGCCAGCAATGCTAATGATGACTGCGACACAAATCTCTATATACAGCGCGAATATGGCGGCGTGGACTGGCTTGTGGCGGACACGACCTCCCGCGTGCATCTGGGCCGCGAGAGAAAAACGATATGCCTGGAGCTGTCGCCCACAATGACAGGCGCAGACCACGCGCTATATGCGTCAACAGGTAAGTTGGCGGCCCGTCTCGGACGCACCATTCCGGCAGCCATCTCTGCAACGGCCTCCTCACCGATGCATCTATATTTGGTTAAATGTAAATCTTATTATTACAGCGGAACAAGTGCCGAAAATTGGTACTGCAAACAGGCGGAGGGCGATTTTTCGATTCCGATACGTGAAAATACGCCGGCCCGCTCATCCTCTATTCCCCGCTATCTCACCGACTACGAGATTTTGGATGCCTATTCTGTCTCCGGCGACGGCGGTTGGCTTAACATCTTCGCTGATAAGCTGCATTACGCGGACCACGTGCCGTCGATGACCAATGCAGAGTTCATCTCGAAGCTCTGCCGCACCTTTGGCGTCTCCCTTTTTGCGGACACCGCTCGGCACACGGCGCAGCTGTCATTTTTTAAGGACATTTTGAATTCTCGCGACATCGACATCACGTCCTATATCATTGATAAAGAGACGGAAAAAACAACTTATGAAGAAAAAAAGTACACCGTCACCATCGCCACGGTGAAGGAAAAAGATGCAACAAATGAGGTCGCTAAACTCACGCCGATTGCGGACCACAAGGACCTTCCATCACCGACCGCAGAACGCAAGCGACATGTTTTTGTCAAAAACGAAAATGCCTATCGGCGCAGCGTGAAAAGCGATGAAAAGTGGCAGTGGGAGCGCACTGGAGCCAATGACGCGACACTGGAATGCGGAGATGCTACCAACTCCGAGGAGGTGACTGAGACCTTTCTTGCGCCAAATATGCGCTGGGCGGACACAGCCGGTGAGGGCGGAGCGAGCGACACTATCCCCGAAAAGTACATCTGTGAGGTCGATGCGCAGGGTTGCAGCAAGATGCTCGACGAAGAATACAAAGGCGAATTTGAGCCTATTATGATGCAATATCGCGGATTGCGGAAAATAGGCATTACAAATACACTCACGGCAAACATCGAAGATGCCAACCCCACCTGCTATCGTCCTGACGGCACTGCGGTGGCCGATGCCGTCACCCTGGCAGCTGAGGGGGAACAAAGTATCGGCGAAAAGTACCTAAAGCACTATTACGACTTTCTTTCCAGCAAGGAAGATATACGATTTTCCGCGCGGGTACCATTTCACCTGTATCAAAAAATTATATCCACTCTGCGGCCTCAGTCCGGAATGGAAAGTGACCAGGTGAGATGGCTGCGCATCTCCGGGCAACGTTTTCTTCCAACAAAGATAACTGCTGAACTGTCTAATGCAGGGTTAATTACATTAGATATTGAATGCAGCCGGAAACATATCGAAATTTGATTTTCTTTTTATTATATTAGTTTTCAACACTTTACAAAATCAATCGGCAGCGAAGACAATTTTCACTGCCGATTTTCCCGTTTTTTTGACGTTTTGTTGAGTATATGCAACAAAAAAAACAAGAAAAAAGTGTTAAAAATGAAAATTTTTCGCCTTGTAACTTGAAGTATAACAACATAATATAAAATTTAACATATATTTTAACAAAATAAATGTTGCCGATATTCAACTTTTATGTATCTTTGTGTCGTTCTTAAGAGATAGGAACAGTAAAAAAATTAAAAACCAAAACCGAGCGGAGGCAGCTCGTTAATCACTGCCACTTTAAAATGAAAACTGTTAACCATTACGACATTTACGACGAAAAAAGAGCTATCAATGGTTGTGTGTCCGTGGAATTTACCGCTCTTGCGGCAAATGAAGAACGCGTGAAAGAAATGGCTGAAGAGATGGGCATCGACCTGGCCGGTTACACCATCGACCTAACGAGAACCGATTGTAAGGACGAAATGGGCCGTTCTTTCAAAGAAAGATTCACCCCGGAGTTTTAAGAAATGGTGGCTAAGCCACCATTTCTTAAAATGGTAAAAAAACAACATTAAAAAACCAAAACCGAGCGGCGCAGCTCGTTAATCACTGCCAAAAAAATGAAAACACAAGAAATAATCGATAACATCGAAGGTAACGGTAGTCTGGATATGATATATATCCGCCGAAACGCACGCGCCGAAGGCACAAGCGTGCATAATTACATTAAGAGTATGGTAGCCGGCGAGTTCAAATGTAGCACTTATGTAGCTAACAGAGTTGCAGAGTATTATGAAAATTTCAAATATTAGTACAATGCGAGATTTTCCATTATTCATCATCGACGAAAGCCGCACCCACGGTCGAGGTGAGGCCGAGTGCGACTTTCTCGCGTGCACATCGCGCGAACTCCCATTCGTTGCATCCATTACTTTTGTTAAAGAAGAAGATTACCTGGAAAAACATGACACAGGTAACTTGGTGCTATATAGCGACAGTCGCCACGGACTTCGTCTTTGTATCCGGGTTGTGTCCATAGCTGATAATTACGATGCTCACACACTAAAGCCGCTTCTTAAGCGCGCCTATAAGGAGATAATGCTTCGCAAGGATCTCACTTCATTTAACATAGAAAACATTGAAAACAAAGATGTTATAAATTATATAGACATTCTCATCTCACAGGCGAAAGAGATGCTGAGAAATAACCCGAAGAACATGGTGGCATTTTCAAATGCCCGGATGCTAACGAAAATTAAAAGTGACTATGAAGCCAAATAATGAAGAGCGCCTCCGCATCGGACTTCTAATATCGGATAGGCGAAAAAAATTGAAAATAACACAGGAAAAGCTCGCTGAACTTGCAAAAGTTAACAGAACGAGTATAAACAAGATTGAGCAGGGAAAATTCGGCGCGACGGTGGACCTTATCAGTGCCATCGCCGCCCCTTTGGGCCTTGAAATCGACTTAAAAGACAAGTAAAAAAGAGCCACAGCAATGTGGCTCTTTTTTTATCTAAAATTTTGGCGACTTGTCGGCGATGAGATCGATGAGATGCGCATCACGATGATTGGCGTATCTGGTTGTCATCGCCAGGTCGTGGTGGTCGGCGGCCTGCATCACGCTAAGCGGATCTATTCCCGCTTTCAGCATTCCGTTTATCCCGCTGTCTCTCAGTGAGTAAAGCTGCATATCTTTTGGCAGATGCAATCTCTCTCGCAACTTGTTCCAGCTTTTCCTCAGCCGATGCTCCGGCATCGGTATCACGCCGGGCCGCCAGGCGGCGCCCTGCAGATAGTATTCCGGCTTGGCATCAGCCACTCCCAATCGTCTCATCAGTGAGACGATTTCGTCATTTAACGGCGCAAAGCGCCCATGGTGATTTTTGGCATTTTCAGCCGGCACAAAAATACAGCGACCTTCAATGTCCACGTCCTTAACCTTAATCATGCGTATCTCCTTTGGTCTAATCAAAGAATTGAAAACCAACATACAAGAGAGGAGAAAGAAAGGATTTTCTTTTTCGAGATAGACGCCTATCTCGCTTCGATAGTCATTCTCTACCAGTATGCGTTTTTTTTCGGCTTCACGCTTGGTCTTAATCGTATCGAACGGATTTTCCCGGCAATACAACTTTTCTTTTGCCCACGCAAAAAGCGCCCTGGCCTCCTTTAGATTGTTATTGTAGGTCCTGGCGCCGACCTCCCCGCCGCCGCTGCGCGCTTTTTTCTTGTAGATATAGTCCATGTATTGCACGGCCAGGGACCGCCCAAACATGGAACAATACACGCCTGGTGCAGTGCTTTCTACCCACTCCATCAGCAACTTACAAAAAGAAGAGTAAACGCGAATGCTGTCGGGACGAAGCTCCTTCCTTTTTTCAGCGATATACTCATCGCACACCTTGCGAAGTGGGACATAAAGCCTGGCATCCTCACTTTGAAAATACGGGTTCCATCCGGAAGCGAGCCTGGAGTTAATTTTCGAGCAAATCATATTTGCGTACACCTTGAACTCGTGCAAAGTACCGTATTTTTTTCGCAACTTATTCATACGCAATCTTTTCCTTTCCATCTTCAAGGTAGCTGGGTTTATGCAATAGTACTCGATATATACATCGTTTTTGATTTTTTTTACCTGGGCCGGCAGATAATTTATGGGGGATGCAACAACGGTGATGCTGTCACCGCTTATAACGGCCTGTTCTCTAACCTTTTCCTTACATTTTAACCCCGAAAAAGGTACTACGCGCGATGAATGTATAGGCATTTTTTTTCTTTCCGTCTCCGATATTTTTAACATTTCGTGCAGAAAAAAAACGGCGCAGTTGTGGCGCAGTTTGAGGTGCGGAACTCAATCAACTTACTGACAGTCAACACTTGTGACCCCGGCGGGACTCAAACCCACGACTTTCGGAACCGGAATCCGACGTTCTATTCA